ATCGCTGACGATGGCGTCCAAAAACTCGTCGTACCAAATCCGGCCTCGGATTTCTGGATGGCGCTCAATCGCGCGTACCGCGTTGTCAAGGTTCTGATGCGGGCGCCCCCGCCCGTCAAGATCAAGCCCGAGCTCGTCCCAGGTCGCGAACCCCGGCACCGGATCGGTAAGCACGATCTCGCCATGCTCGTCTGCTGGCGGCGGCACAGGTCGCCGCGCCCGCTGAGGCCTTGCCAGACCCATCGCCTCGCCGGCGGCGCGCACGGCCGCTTTGACGTCCCCGGCATGCTCGTACTGGCAGTAAAGGTCAAACGGCCCCACCGGGCGGCCAGACTCGACTGAGCACAAGGGATCGCTGGCGTGGTGGATCCAGCATCGGTTGTCGTCGAACAGCGTGACTCCGGCAAGGTGCGTGTGAGAATGCGGGGAAAGATACCGACGTCCGCTCGGCGTGTAACCGTAGCGCACCAGCGCCGCCCGAATGTCATGCCGCTGGTTGAACTCGTCGATGACCGAGGCGCCGGCCCGCGAACGCACCGCAGGTGGCGCTCGAGGTACCTCGCGCTTTGTAGCCCACGGGCACGCGGCCTGAAGTTGCGGCTTCAGCGCCTCCCAATTCGCCCACAATGCCAACAGCCACGGCGGTGGCTCGGGGAACTTACCATTGGGGCGCGTGAGCCAAAGATAGGGCCGTCCGGTGTCGGGATGAATCGACGGCGGCAGCACGTCCTGCTGCTGCTGACCATCGCAGGCCGCGCGCAGTTCAAAAACGGTGTAGCGCCCCTCGCCGCCACGCTTCGGCCAAGTCAGTGCGTGATAACCAAGCGTGACGCCGTCGGGCACGCGAAACATGACGCGGTAACCCTTCGCGGCACCTTGAATCGTCGGAGCCTCGCGCAGCGCCTCGATGTCAAAACCAAACTCAGCGGCTACCGCCTGCATGCCGTCGTGGTCATCGACGTCTAGCGAGCAAAGGCGCGATGGCCCGAGCGCAGCGCCAATGTTCCAATCGGGGTGCTGCTCCCAAAACTGAGCGGCGGCCTCCGCATCAGTGATGACATTGCGCCCCCAATCGTCGGCCAGTGGGCGCTTGGTGCGCGGTGGCAATGGGACTAGGGCCAAACCGTAGCGGCGACAATACGCCTCGGCAAATCGAGCACTGTTCATGAGTTATCCCCTGGCAGAACCGGCGCGCAAATAAAGTGGGGCAGCCCGCGCGCCAGGACTTGGGCTTCGTCGCCAGTGGATCAGACCGGCCAAGCCCCAAACACAGAATACCATCAAGGATGCGAATTTCCCATCACCCCCGCCACGGCTTCATCAGCCGAGCGAGCCACGACCGCAATGATGCCGCGCTCGCGCATGGCGTCGAGAAACCGCTCCTGCTCGGCGCGCATGCGGCCGCGCGCCGCTTTCACTTCACAAACAAAAAACCGCCCGTCTGACGTCGCGCCGAACAAATCCGAAAACCCCGGCGGCAACCCGGTGCGCACGGGCCGACCGTCCTTTGTGAAGAACAGGCCGACATTCGCGCGGAACACCGCGCAGCCCGCGCGCGAAAGCGCGAGCATGCACTCATGCAGGATTGCTGCTTCTGACACGGCGCGTCTCCCATTGAATGCGGACGTGCGTCTCGACGATCGGCCGCAGGTGACTCGGTACACGGTTCAGCGCGGCTCGCCGCTCCTCGCGCGTAGGCAACGCGAGGATTTCAGCGACGTACTCGCGCGGCCAGCGCTCAGAATGGGATGTCATCGGATTCATCAATGATCATTTGCTCGCGCACGGGTGCGGCAGCTGGTTCGGCCTGCTTGCGCTTGACCTTAAACGTCAACGACGGCGCGCCTTCTTTCGCATCGGGGCGGCGCTTCCACGCATCGAAAAAATAATCGACGCCTTCGACGTTCAGCGTGCCCGTGAAATCGGGCTGCGTGTCGCGCTCCTTCCGCTTGTTCGGCCAAATGCTGCCGCGATTGGTGTTGTCATATTGCATTACCGGTACCCTTATGCGCGCTGTCGCGCGTAAAACACCCGCTCGGCCCATTGCCTCGGGAATTTGTAGCCACGCTGAACACCCAGCGCGATCAGATCCTGCAGCGTGCGCGCCGTCGCCTGCTCGCGGCCCTTGGCGCGCCGCAGCGCCGCCAGGTCGAGTTCGACCAGATTGCCCGCCTGCTCCTCGACGACGCGCGGCTTGGCGAGGAACTGGTGCCCGCAGAAGCATCGCTGCATCGTGGCACGCACGACGGCGAAACACTTAGGGCAGGACTTCACCGACACAGCATCCGACTGCCGGCGCACCCGGCGCTCGCCATCCAGCGTCCACTCGCGATCCTCGTCCGGCAGCCCGTGCCGCAACGCATTGCCGGCGTGGTCAAGGATGATCGCCTCAGCCTTGCCAGGCGCAGGACGCAGCGCGCGTCCGACCTGCTGTAGGTACAGCGACAGCGATTGCGTCGGCCGCAGCAGGATCGCCACCTCGATGCCGGGGATGTCCACGCCCTCACCGAATAACTCGACGTTGGAGAGGATCTGCGTCTCGCCGCGCTCAAACCTAGTGAGGGCCGCATCGCGCGTTGCTGAATCGGTCTCGCCATCGACGTGCTCGGCCCGCAGGCCTGCGTGCCGGAACTGCTCCACGACGTGCTGCGAGTGTTGGATACTGGTGCAGAACACCACCGCGCGCCGGCCGGCCGCGAGCCGACGATAGTGCGCCACCGCATCGCCGGTGATCGCGGGCCGGTCCATGGCGGCGCTTGCCTCGCCCTTCACATAATCGCCCATGCGCGTGTGGACGCCGGAAAGATCCGGTGCCGACGGCGCGAACAGACGGTAGCGCGCGAGATAGCCCTGCTCGACCAGGTCGGCGACGGCTGGACCGCACACCATCGTGCCGAACCACTGGCCAAGGCCGGTGCCGTCAAGTCGTTCGGGCGTAGCCGAGAGACCGACATGAATAGCGTCAGGATATGCTGCGTGAATGCGCGCCCAGCTGGCCGCCGCGACGTGGTGGCACTCGTCCCAGACGATCAGCCGAGGCCGCGCCAGACGCGCGTGGCGCTGCGCCAAGGTCTGCACACTGCAGATCTGCACGGGATGGCGCGAGTCGCCCATAAACCCGGCAGCGACTATTCCATGCTGAATGCCAGTTGCGCGGAAGGTGCGTGCCGACTGCCGAATCAGCTCGCGCCGATGGACGACGAACCACGACCGGTGCCCTCGAGCCGCGCTGGTGCCAAGCATGTGCGCGCAAAGCGCCGTTTTACCCGCCCCGGTCGGTGCCTGCAGCAGGATGCTGCGCTCGCCATCACGAATGCGCGCGCGCGCTTCGTCGATGATCTGAAGCTGGTAGTCGCGAAGGAAAAAGGTCACAGCGCGGCGCTCAGTTCGCGAAATGCTGTTGCCGCCACGATTGGAACCTGTCCGTTTCCAATGGCTTTAAGGCGGTCCACTCAAGCGGCCACCCCATTAGCCACTCGACCCACGGCGGGTTCAGATGCCCACCAACCTCCGCATTCAGCGGCTTCGTATTCCGCTTGTGCTGCGATGCCGCACCGTTGTTCTTGGCATCTTGCACTGTTGGCGTCGCCCACATCCGCACAGCCATCGATAGTGGTGTCCCGCCCTGCGCGTACTTCTTGCTGCGCTGTCCGGTATCGTCTGCTACCGGCGTAGGCCATAACCGCACCCACCCCCCCAATGTGGTCGTGCTCTTGGGGTTCGCGTACATCCCCGCAACCTGATTGTTGTCCTGAGTCGTTGGCGTGGGAATGAGCGACGATCCAAATGCGCTCTCTGCGGTGGGGCGCACCACAGTCCGCAGCGGATAGCACTCGCCATGCCGCATCAAACCCGAGCGCGGCCAGGTCTCCAAGAACTCGTCCAAGCCCTCTAGAAGTGAGCATTGGGCTGTTTTCCACGAACACGAATCGGGGTAGTACTTCGCCCACGATCCGCGCCATTTCCGACCATAATCCGCTTCGCTCGCCGTCAAGTCCTTTTCCGGTTCCGGCAACGCTGATGTCTTGGCAAGGAAATCCCCCAGATACCACATCAACAATTCCTCGCCACGGTCGACCGTCAAAGGTCGAAACGTCATCCCAAATCGGGAAGGGCGGAAGAAGTCCGTCATTCTGTCGGGCGCACAAAACGCTTGCGGCGTAGGGATCGCGCTCGACAGCACAAACAGTTCGCCAACCGAGCAGGTGGCCTCCGAGAATACCTCCACCAGCGCCCGCGAATAGAGCCAGCTCATGCACGCGCTCTACACCTTTAGCCGTAGTGAATCAGGTCGTCGGCCGTGATATGCAGACCGCTCTCCCGCGCGATCCGCAGGATCGTAGCCTGATGGCGAGATGGCACGCGACCGTCAAGCCCCCGCTGTTCTCGCGGCAGACGCCACCGCACAACGCTGCTGGGGTTCAACCCCAGCGCGCGGGCGACGGCGTGCGCGCTTCCAAATGCCTGAACAACTCTTTCGGCTGGACTCATCGATGTAATTCCGATTGCGGTAACCACATCGGTGATGATACACCACCACCGGCAAAACAAAAGGACTTGTGCAATCCCGCTTGACTTGGCCAAAACCGATGCCATAATCACCTAACCGATGCGATAACCGCATCGGACTTCTGGGGGAATCACCATGATTGACGCCAATTTCAACCGCCGTGTCCACGTCGGCATGGCCGCCGACGACTATCACCGCCACCCGGCGGTCAGCAAATCCATGCTCGACCGCATCGCTCGCAGCCCGCTGCACCTGCAGGCATACCTGCGCGATCCCGACATGCCGGAGGAGACGCCCGCCATGCGCCTCGGAACGGCTGTCCACGCGGCCGTGCTGGAGCCCGAGCGCTTTGCCCGCCAGTACGCAGCGTTCGGCGGCGACAAGCGCACCAACGCCGGCAAAGCCGCATTCGCCGAACTTGAGGCGCGCGGCGCCATCGTTCTGAAAAGCGAAGAATTCGATCAGGTCTGCGAGATCGCCCGCGCCGTGCGCCAGCACGATTTGGCAGCCGATCTGCTGGCTAACGGTGTCGCCGAGGCTAGCGCGTTTTGGCACGACGAGGCGACCGGTGTCGAGTGCCGGTGCCGGCCTGATTGGTGGCGTAACGACGGCATCGTGGTCGATCTGAAGACCACCAACGACGCCAGCCCCGAGGCCTTTGCGCGCAGCGTGGTGAACTACCGTTACCATGTGCAGGCGGCGCACTACCTTGCTGGCACCGAGGCTGACCGGTTTGTGTTTGTCGTCATCGAAAAGGAAGCACCTTACGCCATTGCGATTTACGAGCTTGACGCTGCGGCGCTGGCGCTTGGCCGCGAGCTCCGCGCGCGCGACCTGACCACCTACGCAACCTGCGCCGAGTTCGACCATTGGCCTGGTTTTCCGGCGTCGGTCCAGACCCTGACGCTACCGGCGTGGGCCGGCCGAGGTGCAGCATGAACACGTTTACGTTTGCGACAGAATTGGATGCCGGGGCGTTCGGAACCTTGGCATGCGATGTCACGGTGAGCACGCGCATCGAAACCCATGGCGACGATGACACGCCGTACCGAAAAGCTGATGAGGTTCTCGCAGTCGTGGTGCGCGGCATGGGTGAGCGGTATGTGCCGTGCTTTTACCGCAGCGTTCCCTCATGGATGGTTGGGCAGGACATTCTGACCCTGTTGTTGGAGCACTTCGTCCCGCGCGTGCTGCGTAAAGCTGACGAGGCGATCCAAGATAACGACGAGGAAAACAACGTATGAGCACCGAAATCGCCACCATCAATACCGGCGCGGCCCTGTTCCGCGCCTCGACCGACGCGGCAGGCCTTTGCCGGGAAATCGTCGTCGCTACCGCCCGCAATATCCAAGGCCGCAAGTAT